GGAAAAAGAGCGATTCGAAAAGACGATAGCTTCAATCCTCCACAAGAAGAGCAGGTTAAATTTGAAAAACGATCAAAACGAATAGATGTATGGTACGAAGGTGTACTTGTTCTCGGAACAAATTTTGTCCTAAAGTGGGACTTGATGAAAAACATGGTGAGACCAAAGTCGGGGATTCAGAAAGTTTACTCTCCGTACATTGTAAGTGCGCCAAAAATTTACAGGGGTCAGATCGACTCTCTAGTGAAGAGAATGATTCCGTTTGCGGATCAGATACAACTATCTCACCTTAAACTACAGCAAGTCATCTCCAAAATGATTCCTGATGGGGTTTACTTGGACTTAGATGGTATCGCAAGTGTTGACCTTGGTAATGGGGCTGTTTACAATCCCAACGAAGCCTTGAATATGTATTTCCAAACAGGAAGTGTTGTAGGAAGAAGCTTTACTGAGGACGGAGAATACAATAATGCAAAAATACCAGTTCAAGAACTTACTAGTACTGGTTCAAACGCAAAAATACAGTCTTTAGTTAGCATGTATAATCATTACATGCAGATGATTAGAGATGTTACTGGAATTAATGAGGCTAGAGATGGCTCAATGCCAAGTGAAAGAACTCTTGTTGGAGTACAAAAACTAGCTGCTTTAAATTCAAATACAGCCACAAGACACATATTGGAGTCTGGAATAGCTGTTACTTCTAAATTAGCTACAGCTCTATCCTATAGATTTTCTGATTTACTGGAATATAGCGAGATGAAAGATAGCTTTAGTTCTATCATCGGAAAAAATGCCATGAACATACTGGAGGATATAAAAGACCTTCACATTCATGACTTTGGAATTGAAATAGAGCTTCATCCAGATGAAGAAGAAAAGAATGTTTTAGAGTCTATGATTCAAATTGCATTGCAAGGAGACAAGATAGACCTAGAGGATGCTATAGATATTAGAAACGTAAGAAATATTAAGCTAGCTAATGCTTTGTTAAAGGTCAGAAAGACTAGAAAAGAACAAGACGACTTGAAGATTAAGCAAGCTAATATAGATATGCAGACGCAATCTAATGTTCAGTCAGCAGAAGCTAGCAAAAGCTACAGTTTGACCATCAGCTAAAGCAAATTGAGCAAGAGGGTATGTCTGCTAGAGATCAAGCTAAAGAAAAAGCAAAAGACGATAGGCTTAACAAGCAAAGCACTCATCAGGCTGAATTAATACAGCAGACAGATGAGATGATGGATCAAATGATGGGCTAATATACCATAAGGTATTTATAATTATTTTTGCAACAATATACTTTAATTAAAATCAAATAAAATGGCAGAATTTACAGTTAAGTCAGTGGGAGACGAAGAACCTACAGATCAAAAAGTAACTAGAGAGCCACAAGAGAATAAGATCGACTTGAGAGTATCGGGTGAAAACGATCAAGTTCAAGAGGAGCAAGTCTCTGAGGTGGTAGAAGAAAAAATTGAAGAAGAATTGCCCGTTGATACCGTACAGGAGTCGAAAGACGAGTTATCTGGTATAGAAGATCGAGAAAAGGCTATTGAGTATTTAAACGAAAAATACAATCTAGGCTTGAGGGAAGATCAAGACGTTCAGGAAAATAGCGGAAATGTAGAGCTTACCCCAGAATTAGAAGCTCTTTTGAAGTATCAAAAAGAGACTGGGAGAGGTTTAGAGGATTATTTAGAGCTTAGCAAGGATTATAAGTCAATGGACGAGAATGAATTGCTTAGAAACTATTTAAAACAAACTAAGCCTCATTATGACGATGACGACATAAGGTATCACATAGAGAGTAATTTTATCTCCACGGATGATGATAGTGAACAAGAGTCACGTTCTAAAAAGCTCAAATATAAAGAAGAACTGTATAATGCTAGAGAGCATTTTGAAACTCAGAAAGAGAAATACTATCAGCCACTTGAGTCAAGTGCAGCGGATGTCCCTAAAGAGTATCAAGAAGCCTTTAGTTTTTATAGTGATTATACAAAGGACCTTGAAAGACAAGATCTAGAGATTAAGAAAAGAGGGGAGTTCTTTAAAAATGAAACCGATAAGTTTTTTGGTCAAGCCGAAAGTTTCGAGTTTGATTTAGGTGATCAAAAAGTAACCTATAAACTTAGCGATAAGGATTCATTAAAGAAACAAACTTCTGACATTAATGGATTTATTAATCGTTTTGTCGACAAAGACGGTTTAATAAAAGATCCTGCTGGATATCATCGTTCAATGGCAATGGCAAATAACCCTGACGCTTTTGCAAAGCATTTCTACGAAATGGGAAAGGCTGAGGCAGTTGGTAGTTTAGTTAAAGAAACTAAAAACATCGATATGAGTGTAAAACAAAATGTTGGAAGCTCAGAAGACGGAAAGGTTAAGTTCAGAGCTGTTAGCGAGGATGGAGGTTCTAAATTAAGAATTAGAAAAAGATAAAAACAACACACCTAAAATTTTTAAAAAATGGCTGTAACAATTAACCCAACTCCTTCTGGAGTACCTGTAACACCTGCTCCTTCAAAAGCAGTGTTATCAACAAACTATATCACAGATTTTGATTTCTTAAATCAATATCTCCCTGATTTATATGAAAAAGAATTTGAGCGTTACGGAAATCGTTCTATCGCTTCTTTCTTACGTTTAGTAGGAGCTGAATTGCCTTCGAATTCCGATTTGATCAAATGGTCTGAGCAAGGACGCTTACACGTTATCGTGAAAGCTGCTACTAGAGCAGGCGAAGTTATCAGTGCAACTGCGCACAGTTTTAGAGTAAACCAAACAGTTATTATTTCTGACGGAGTAACTACTGCTAAAGCTCTTATCACTAGTGCTGGTGCAGATGATATTACTGTAGCTGCCTATGGCGGTGCTACTTTAACTGATGCTGGATTAGTTGGTACAACTGGCTTAACAGTATATGTATATGGTTCTGAATTCAAAAAAGGAACTAACGGAATGTCTGGCTCTTTAGAAGCTAACTCTGACATCTTTGAGAATAGCCCAATTATCATCAAAGACAAGTACGAGGTAGCTGGTTCTGACATGGCTCAAATCGGATGGATTGAAGTAACTACCGAAAACGGTGCTACTGGATATTTATGGTATTTGAAGTCTGAGCACGAAACTCGTTTACGTTTCGAAGATTACCTAGAAACTTCTATGGTTGAAGGAGAGATTGCTGCTGCTGGATCCGCTGCTAAATCAGCTGGGTACAAAGGTACTGAAGGTCTTTTCTCTGCTATCGAGTCTCGTGGTAACGTTGCTTCTGGATCTATTGCAGGAAAAACTGACGTAGAGTCTATTGTAAAAGTTCTTGACAAACAAGGAGCTATTCAAGAGAACGTAATGTTCGTTAACAGAGCTAAATCTTTCGAGATTGACAACATGTTAGCTGGATTAAACACTTACGGAACTGCTGGAGCTGCTTCTTTTGGTTTATTCGATAATGACAAAGACATGGCTCTTGAGCTTGGATTCTCTGGATTTAACATCGGATATGACTTCTACAAGTCTGACTGGAAATATTTAAACGATGCTACTACTCGTGGAGCTATCGAAGATATCGATGGTGTAATTGTGCCTGCTGGTACAACTACTATCTATGACCAAGTGCTAGGGAAAAACGCTAAGCGTCCTTTCTTACACGTACGTTATAGAAAATCTGAAGCAGAGGACAGAAAGTACAAAACTTGGACTTTAGGTTCTGCTGGAGGAGCTAGCACTAGCGATCTTGATGCAATGCAAGTACACTTCTTAAGTGAGCGTGCACTTTGTGTTATGGGAGCTAACAACTTCGTATTATTGAAGTAATCTTTATTAAGGAGGGGGTTTATTTAAGATCCCCTCCTTTTTTTTAATCTAATTTAATTTTAAATATAATGGCAACTACAAAAAAAGCGCAGACTTCTGCTAAAGAACCCTGGGTCGTTAAAGACAGACGATACATTCTTATTGGAAATAAGAGTCCAATCACTTACTTACTAAGATCGTCACACCACCCAAACAAACCACTACAATATTTTGACGGAGAGAATTACAGACCTCTTCGATACGCTTCAAATTCAATGACTCCTTTTATGGATGAGCAGGACGGATACGTTATCTCAACAGCAATTGAATTTGAAAATGGAGACCTTACTGTTCCTGCGAACAACACGAACTTACAGAAATTCCTAAGCATATACCACCCTGACGCAAATAAGGTTTACGAGGAGTGGGATCCGCATAGAGATGCTCAAGAGGAGCTCGATATGGAGGAGTTTACCTTAGACGCTCAGATTTCAGCAAGAGAGATGCCTATTGAAGATCTTGAGGCTATAGCTCGAATTGTCTTTAGAACAGATGTATCTAAGATGACTTCATCTGAAATAAAGAGAGACATGATTTATTACGCTAGATCTAATCCAAGAGAGTTTTTAGATTACGCTAACGATCCTGACATTAAACTTAGAAATTTAGCCATAAGAGCTGTTGACAACGGAATACTTCTTGTAAAAGATGACAACAGAACTGTGGTATGGAATGATAAATCCCAGCAAAAGGTTTTAACTGTTAAATTTGGAGACAATCCAATAGCTGCTTTGGCATCTTATTTTAAAACAGACGACGGGATGGACCTAATGGAAGCTATTGTTAAAAAACTATAGTAAAACCACTACACTAATGAAGAGCCCCTCCCGAAAAAGAGGGGTTTCTTTTTTTTGTAAATTTGTATAAAAATAAGAGATGATTAATAGCATCAGAAATACTGTTCTATCTATCATAGATAAAGACAATAGCGGATATATATCCCCTAGCGAATTTAATCTGTTTGCAAAAGCAGCTCAACTAGAGATTTATCAAGAGTATTTTGATAACTATAGAAAGGCGATAGCTAACAAAAACAACAGAAAAGGGTCTAGAGGGGCAGCGGATGAGGTGAAAGACATCTCGCACAAACTTGATATTTTCACCAAAAAGAGCGATTTGGCTGTTGGTGCTAACTACACGTTCACTTTACCCAGTGACATGTATATTCTCAACACCGTTACTGTAACAACAGATTCTGTTGATGATATAGTAGAGGAGGTTGATAAGACTGAGTTTTTTTATTTGAAACAGGCTAACCTAGCCTCTCCTTCTGAGAAATATAGAATATACACTAGATACGGAAATGAAATAGATATGTTCCCTGTGCCTACATCCGCACAAGCAATATACTATAGAACCCCTTCAACACCCAAATGGACTTATTTGTCTACTCCTGGAGGAGATCCTATTTACAACCCAAGTGCAAGTGATTTCCAAGACTTCGAACTGCATCCAGAAGAAGAAACTCAGCTTATCGTCAAGATACTAAGATACGCTGGTGTTACTATCAGAGCAGAGGACGTTGTTAGTGTTGCGGAGGGACAAGATAACAAGGAATACGAAAAAGAAAACTTAACCTAGATAGATGAGCTCACAAGACTATTATAACGATCCTACTCAATCTGGAAATTACCAGTACGTTCTTTTAAAGGACATAATCAACAATTTTATGTTGATGAATGTTGGAGATGATAAGATCATCAATGACATTCCTCGTTATCAGGTTATCCATTACGCTAAGAGAGCCATACAGGAGCTTAATTATGATGCGCTAAAGGAAGTAAAGAAGATTGAAATAGAGCTATCTGATACGCTTAGAATAACTATGCCGTCTGATTACGTTCAGGCAGTTAGAATGTCTTGGGTTGATGAAGATGGCAGATTACACCCTATGGTTGTAAACAGAACCAACGCTATTGCTGATGCTTATTTACAGGATCAGGATGGTAACTTTTTGTTTGACGCAAATGGAGACTTGCAAGAAGCCGAAAGCCTTGCAGAGATCAGATCTAACGTAAACACACAAAGATCCATAGATTACGACTCATTAGAGGCAGAGCACACTGGTGGTCGATTCGGAATGAGTACATCTGATTCGAATAAGAACGGAAGTTTCATTATAGACAAGCAAGCAGGTCAAATAAAATTTAGTTCTCATCTTAGCGATGGAACTATTATCGTATTAGAATACATTTCGGATGGGCTTTCCTCTGGGACTGATGATAGTTTAAGGGTAAATAAACTTGCTGAAGACTATATATATAGCTATCTTCAAGCCGAAATTGTTAATAGAAAATTTGGAGTACAAGAATATATTGTTAGAAGGGCTAAAAAAGAAGCTTCTGCCAAACTTCGAAACGCTAAGATTAGATTGATGAATGTTAATTTTGACGACTTAGTACAAAGTTTGAAGGGCAAAGATAAGTGGATTAAATAATGAAATTAAAAAATACATTTCTTTCGGGCAGAATGAATAAGGACGCAGATGAGCGTCTTTTGAAAAAGGATGAATATACTCATGCTGAAAACATCGTTGTGTCTAGCATTATTGATGCTGATACTGGTGTTCTCAAGAATGTAAAATCAAACAAGCTGGCTGGCTTGCCACTAACTTTCAGTGGCGATTCCCCCGAAACTGTTGGAGCTGTAGCTGATGATGCTAACAATAAAATGTATTGGTTCGTAGCTACTACAACATCTTCTTACATCTGTGAGTATGATCATGTATTAGGCGTTTCTTCTATCATAGTATCAGACACTAGACAGGCTCCAGACAATGTATTGAACTTTCAAAAGAATAAAAAAATACACAGTGCAAACATATTAAATGACACTGATCAAAATAAAGTTTATTTGTTTTGGACAGACGGACATAATCCTCCAAGAAAAATAAACATAGACAGGGCTAGAACCTGGAATGTTAATGGATTTAATGATCAAGACGTCAGTGTTATTGTAAAACCACCATTATTTCAGCCAGAAATAGAATTAGTTAAATCTGGCAATGTAGATGAGAGTTTTATTAGAGATAAATTTGTTCAATTTGCGACAAGATATAAGTATCTTGACGGTGAGATTAGTGCTTTAAGCCCTTTTAGTGAGTATGCTTTTCAGGCTAAATTGTTTTTTTACGACTACGAAGAGGCTACTAATGAGTCAATGCAGAATGAATTTAATCAAGCAAACGTAACGTTTAATACAGGAGGACCAAACGTAGCTTCTATAGAGCTTGTTTTTAGAGAATCAGAGTCCACAACATTATATGTTGTCGAAACTTTCGATAAAGCAAAACTTGGTCTTGAAAACGACAAGAGTCACGTATTCCCTTTCAGAAACAGTAAAGTATACACGACCCTTCCTTCTGATGAAATGAGTAGGCTCTATGACGCTGTTCCATTAAAAGCTCAAACTCAAGAGCTTATTGGCAATAGATTAGTTTACGGTAATTATACTGAAAACTATAACATGGTTGACTACAATAACAAGGATGTAAAGTTTGACTTCACGTTAAACAAAATATCGTTTCCAGTTCAGCCAGGAAATCCGTCTAGAACTGTAAAAAGCAATAGAAGTTACGAGGCTGGTATTGTTTATTTGGATGATTACGGTAGAATGTCTACTGTAATGACTTGCGAAAACAACAGCGTTTTCGTTCCTGTAAGCGATTGTATAAATAGAAACACATTACAGCTAGTTATAAATAACATTGCTCCTAAATGGGCTAAATATTACAGGTTATTTATAAAAGAAAATAAAACGCAATACGACACTATAACTCCTATCATTTTCCACAAGGACAATGAATTTGTATGGGTTAAGGTAGAGAAATCTGATGTTGACAAGTTCAAAGAAGGAGACTTCCTTGTTGTTAAATCAGATACCTCTGGTATAAAAAACACATACATAGAGACCAAAGTTCTTGAGTATGGTCAAAAAAACAGAAACTTTCTAGACAATCTAGACACAGCTTCTCCTGGAGAAATACTACAGGAAGAGGGTACTTACATAAAACTAAAGCCTACTAAGTATAACATTAACGATAATGGGTATACTAAGAAATCAAGTCAAAACCACGACGACACAAAAGACAAGTCTGGAGGAAAAGATCCTAGACTAAGCGGACAAACTTTAAATGCATTCGAAGGACCTTATTACTATGCTGTAACAGAGGGTCAAAAAAATGATGTAACTATAAGCGGAACTCCTTCTGGTAGCTTCGATCAAAGATTTGAGATTGTTATTGACGGAATTGCTGGAACAGACACCTTCAAGTGGAGATCTACTAGTGAG